AACTTGCGTGTCATCAAGGGCGGCGGGTCTGGCTATGCGATTGTCAACGGCACGATATACACGTCATTGGCGTCGTCTGATTTGGTTGCGACCTATTACACAGCAATCCCCGGCCTTGTCGCCAACAACACAAACTGGCTTTTGTCCGCTAACCCAGAAATATATCTCTATGCTTTGCTAAAGCAGGCTTTCTTGGTAAACTTGGACATAGAAAAAGCATCTGCGGCGGGGAATTACATGGACCAGTTGATCGACGACTTCAACATGCACGACGCTGTGGCCCGCTTTAACGGTTCAACGCATAGAAACTTGGGGACGGTCATATGAGCATTGGCGACGTATTACCTGAAATCCTGACTGAGTGCGGAATAGATGTCGCATCGCCTGACATTTCGTCAAATGATTTTCAGATGAAGCAACTCGCAAATTTGGTGAACGTTGCAGGGCGCGATATAAACGAGCGGGTTGAATGGGCCGGGGCAACGGCTTCACTGCCCGTTCCTGCTACGTCGGCTTCAATCGCGCTTCCAAGCGACTTTCAGGAAATGGCTGAACATGGGGCCGTGACACTGGATGGCGGGGCGTATACGCCGGTCAGACCTGTTTTAGCGCCAGCCATGTGGCAGATGCTAAAGGCGGGCGCGTCTGCCCAGCCATATTACCACATAGACAGCGGCGCGATTAACTTTTCACCAGTTATCCCGACAGGTGGGGCGACTGTGCGTTATATTTCCAAAAATTGGCTAGGTACAAAGGACGCGGTGACGGACAATGCCGATGAGCCTGTATTCCCAAGCGGCCTTTTGGCAAGGGGTGTTATTTGGCGCTGGAAGCGGCAGAAGGGATTGCCGTTTGACGATCTTCTTGCCGAATATGAGGCAGACATTGAGGCCGCGATCAAGGCAGATAGGGGCGCGGCATGATTTCCGCGCAGAAGGCCAGAAAGCGCCCAAGCGACAGGCGGCAGACGGAAACGGACAAGACGCCATTGGCAACGCCACAGCCGTTTCCTGCGCCCGTTGGCGGATGGGTTGACGGCATTCGTGGGCAGAACACTGCAAGGGTGCTAGAGAACGGGTTTCCGCTTACAACTACTGTTAGGGTGCGCAGTGGATGCGCGCAGGCAGCTTTTATTACCGATCCTGTTGTTTCTATGTTCACATATGAGACCGCTGCGGCTGAAAAGATATTCGCGGCATCGGCTACAGACGTTTATGATATTTCGGCGCTCAACCCGCTCTCGGCGCCCACGGCTGACATCACTGGACAGACGGGCGGATATTATGTTTCCGCGCAGCTTGGGACCGTCGGCGGCGATTATATGTATATTGTCAACGGGGCGGATAACGCCCAACTTTTTGACGGGACAACGTGGACACAAATAACAGGTGTTTCGTCCCCAGCAATGACGGGTGTTGACACATCGAACCTATCCTATGTTTGGGTCTTCAAGAACCGGTTCTGGTTCATTGAGAAAGATACAAATAAGGTCTGGTATTTGCCGGTTGATAGCATAAGTGGGACGCTTACTGACTTTTCACTTGAGGGCGTGTTCCAAGAAGGCGGATCGCTACTGTTCGGCGCGTCGTGGTCAAGTGACGCTGGGGACGGGATGGACGACCGCCAGGTATTCATGAGTACGACGGGCGAGGTGGCCGTTTATCAAGGGTCAGACCCTTCAGACGCAACTAAATGGTCTATGGTTGGCCTTTATTCCATTCAGGAGGCGATGGGGCCAAAGGCACATATCCGCGCTGGTGGTGATGTTCTTATTGCGACCAAAGCCGGTCTTATCCCGATGTCCGCCGTTGTCGCTAAAGACCCGGAGGCGCTTGGGCTTAATTCCGTGTCGTCTGATATTCTAGCATCATGGCAATCGCAAACGAATGCGTCATCGTCAGCAACGCCTTGGGAATTGATAAAGTGGCCGCGCGAGCAAATGCTTTTTGCTTCATTGCCGCACGATACTGATGATAATTATGTTGCGAACCTCAATACCGGCGCATGGGCCAAGTACACGGGCTGGGATGCACAGGCTCTTGGGGTGTTCAACACGCTTTTGTATTTTGGGTCCGCTGACGGTTACATATACGCGGCTGAGTCCGGCGGGTCCGACAACGGCAGCGCGTACGAGTTCAGGATGTCTATGTCACCAACAGACTTGGGCGGGGGCGCTCACATCAAGACGGTTTCCGCCATGCAGGCAACGTTCCTTGCCACAACCGAAATCATCCCAAAGCTATCCGTTTCCACGGACTACGATGTAAACTTTCCTTCCGCTCCAACCGTTTCTGAGTCCGTGGGTGGGTCTGAAGGGTGGGATGTCGGCCTTTGGGATACTGCTGTTTGGGATGGTTCATCTGATGTGGAAATAAAGCCGGTTTACAGAACGCGGTGGACATCTGTTGCGGGCAACGGTTTTGCAGTAGCGCCACAAATCCAAATCACACTTGGCGGCACAGGTAGCCACGACGCGGAACTCGCTTCCATAGACATCCTTTATTCGGTGGGGGCGGCGGTAGTTTGACAACCCAGATTCTAAATCAGCCGGATGTTGTTTCCAAGTTTGTGGCAAGCCTGATACACGGTTGCGAACGGGGGTTTTCGAATGCCACAGCCATAGGTTTTGCGCGAGATGAAAGACTTGTTTCGGGGGTTGTCTATCACAATTGGCAACCAGAAGCCGGGGTTATTGAACTTTCGGCTGCATCTGTTACAAGGGACTGGCTAGACAAAAGCACTTTGAACGCAATATTTTCCTACCCTTTTGACCAATTAAAGTGTCAAATGTGCGTAGCGAGAATATCTGAACACAACACCCGCACCCGGCGCATATGGCGCGCATTGGGGGCGACAGAATACAAGATACCGCGTTTGCGAGGCCCCTCTGAGGCAGAAATAATCTCAACACTGACCCGCGAAACGTGGAAATCAGGTAGATTCTCAAAGGAAGACGCAAATGGGCAAGCCTGACGCACCAACACCTCCAGACCCGGTAGAAACGGCGTCTGCGGCAAACAGCACCAATCTAAGTACATCCGTCGCCAATACGATGATGGGCAACGTTAACCAGATCGGCGCTGATGGCTCTTCCCTGACATACGACCAGACGGGAACGTATAAATATACTGACCCATACACAGGCATTACATCGGACGTCCCCCGTTTCACTGCCACGCAGAACTTGTCTGACGCAGCGCAGGGGATATTTGACACAAATCAGGGAACACAAGCGAACCTTGCCAATCTGGGCCAATCTCAGTCTTCTTTCCTAAACGATTATATGTCTAAGCCGTTTGACGGGTCCACAGATGCGATTGAAAGCCATTTGTTTGACCTTGGTTCCAGAACGCTTGACCCTAAATTCGCGCAGCAGCGGGAAGCACTGGAAACACAGTTGAGCAATCAGGGCATCAAGTTGGGGTCTGAGGCTTATGACCGGGCGATGTCGCAGATGGGCGAAACGCAGAATGCAACTTACAATGATTTGCTGCTATCTGGTCGCGGGCAGGCTTTTGGTGAATTGCAAGCCCAGCGCAATCAGCCTTTGAATGAAATCATGGCGTTGATGAGCGGGTCACAGGTTTCCCAGCCAAATTACAACGTCAACAGGCCCACAGGCATCCCGACAACCGATGTGGCTGGACTTATAAATGCGAACTATGGCCAGCAGCAGCAAAACTACCAGAATGAAATGTCGGCTTGGTCCGATGGCATCGGCGGACTGTTCGGGCTTGGTTCGGCGGCTATAACTGCGGGGTTGTTCTAATGTCGTTCATCTTTGGCGAAGGCACGAAAGACACGTACGAAACATTGCAGAAAAAACGGGCTATGGCGGAGGCTATGGGGCGGAGCGCAACACAGAACGCGCCCAACAGCCTTGGAACAGGCCTTACCGCTCTAGGCAAAGCCATTGCCTACCGCCGCATGATGAATGACGTGAACACCAAGGAAAAGGCAGGCCAAGACGAATTCGGTAATGTCTTTCAGCAGCTAATTGGGCGGCAATCGCAACCAGAGGCCACACCGATTACCCCAGTAAGAACTCCCGATGCTCCCGGTCTGCCACGTTCTGTTGTCGATGCTGTTGACCGTGTTGATCCGCAATTCAAGGGAGGCGACAAAGAGTCCTTTATCCAAGAAATGCTCCCCCACGCAATGCGTGTAAGCAAAGAAACGGGTATTGACCCGCGCCTTGTTATTGCGCAGGCGGCACAAGAGACAGGATGGGGCAGGTCGGCCCCAAATAACAACTATTTTGGCATAAAGTCACACGGGAAACCGGGCGGCGTCCGCATGTCAACTTCTGAACACGTAAACGGCCAGGATGTGACCATTCAGGACAGCTTCCGAGGCTATGATGGCATGGGCCAGAGTGCTGATGATTATGCTGCGTTTCTGAAGTCGAATCCCCGTTATTCTGAAATGCTTTCAGCGGTCGGCTTGGATAGCCAAGTTTCTGCGCTGGGCCGTTCTGGTTATGCCACGGACCCGAACTATAGCACTTCAGTGGGTAGTATCGCCAACAGCATAAAGTTGCCTGGCTATCGGTCACAATCACAAAACCAAAGCGTTGACCCCATGCTATTGGCGGCGGCTGGCAACCCATATGCAAACGAGGGCCAGAAGTCGGTTCTTGGCATGTTGTTACAACAGCAGATTGCGGCCAATGACCCTATGACCGCCATGAAACTGAAGCAGGCGGAATTGGACTATGAACAGGACTTGAACAACCCTAACGGCGAAGCGCCTTCGGGCTTTGTTGCTTTGGACATGCAGGCAATTTCGGCTGGCCTTGTTCGCGGTACGCCAGAATACCAAGAATTCATGCTAAACGGTGGTGGGGTGCCAGCGGCCTATAGGGCGCTAAAATTGCAGGCCATAGATGCTGGCCATGAACCAGGGACGCCAGAATACGAAAGATTCATGGAGACACGCGGCGCGTATTCAAAGTCATATGACACCACGACGGGAACGAACACCGCGAACATAGAAACAGGCGGCGCTGCGGCTGAAATTGTTGCGGAGGGCACTGCTCGCGGCAAGGAAAACGTTGAAAAGGCCTCGCAAATCGCAGAAATGGAGCGAAACATGCCGGGGCTTTTGGTTGTTGTTGAGCAACTCGAGGAGTTGGCAGATAAGGCAACATATACGATTGCAGGCCAAGGGATTGATTATGCGCGCAAGCAAATGGGGCTTGACCCAACTAAGGCGGCTGTTGCCCGGGCTGAATACATCGCAATCGTTGATAACCAAGTATTGCCACTGCTGCGCCAAACCTTCGGACCCGCGTTTACTGAGGGAGAGGGTGAAAGACTTCGGGCGACATTGGGCGATCCAGATAAATCCCCAGCAGAAAAGAAAGCTGTTCTGCGGGCATTTATCGCGCAAAAGAAGCGTAACCTTGAATCCATGGGTGGGACAATGCCGGACGCCAAACCTGCGGGGTTGTCAGGGCTTGATACGAAAGAAGCATTCATCAATGACCCCGGCGTCATTGCTGCGGCGGATAAGGCAGGTGTTACGCCGGAGGCCATGTGGGCCATTAAGCAGGGGATGAAGTAATGGATGAACTTGAACTTCTCGCCCTAGCGGCACAGGCGGCTAAGAACAAAGGCGCGCAGCAGGGATACCAAGGCGAAAAAGACGCAAATGGTATGCCCGCTGATATGTTCCTAAACCCAAAGACTGGCCAATACACTAGCCGCGATATGCTTAAAGGCAACATTGAACCGGATCAAACTCGCGCTGCTATCGGTGGCGGGATGCAGGGTGTTAGCCTCGGATACGGGGATGAGGCAATGGGATTATTGCCTCGCCTCATGGGGAACCCTGAACTGGGGAAATTCCAACAAGAACAAGCCCGCGCCACTCTTGAAGTGGACTCTGCGGCATTCCCCAAGACAGCCTTGGGGGCCGAAATCGGTGGCGGTCTTGTTACTGGCCTTGCTTCTGCCCCATACGCCACTGGCTCAACGCTTCTTGGCACAATGGGACGTGGTGCGGCAATTGGCGGGATTGAGGGCATTTTGTACGGCTCAGGCTCCGGTGAGACAGCGCGGGAGCGCGCCGAACTGGCCGGAAAGTATGGTATCGCTGGTGCTGGCTTGGGGGCAGGAGCGCCTGCTGTTATCGCAGGCGGCAAGGCTGTGGCCAACGCTGCGTTCGATCCCGTGACTGGCATTATCGACAGCCTATTGAACCGGTCCAACACCGGAAAGGTGAACCGGGCCGTTTCTTCAGCCATAAAAAAGAGCGGCCAGAGCGTTGATAATATTTCAGACGACCTCGCGCGCGCCGCCAGCCAAGGGCAGCCAGAATATCGGTTGATGGACTCTCTAGGTAAGGGCGGTCAGCGTTCTGCTTCCGGCCTTGTTCGCGGCGGCGGAGATAGCGCGGAGGTTCTTGAAGATTTCCTACAAACCCGTCAGGTTGGGCAGGGTGAACGTGTCGCGGGCATCCTTGACGACGCCTTCGATATGAACGGCAAGACCGCTTCCAATATTGGCGGGTATCTTGACGACGCGCGGGCATCCACAGCGGATATTGCATTTGACGCAGCAAGGGGCAATGCAGCGCCGGTTGATGTGCGGGCCGCATTGGCAGCAATTGACGACCGTATTGGCGGGATGGCTGGCAGTGACGTTGTTGGGGACAGTATCGATGGGAGGCTGGCGAGTTTTAGAAAGCGCCTTGCCGCGCCGCTGGATAAACTGCCTGATGGGACGACTGCGCGTGAATTGAGCGATTTTAACCGTGTTCTAGGGGTAAAGCAGGACGTGCAGGACGCAGCGCAGGCGGCTCTTAGGGCTGGCCGTAACAACGAATACCGTGAACTCAACAAGCTAGTTAAGCAACTCGACGGCGCTCTTGAGGGGGCAAGCGATATGTATCGTTCAGCAAACGATGGTTTTGCCCGCGATTCACGTATCATTGACGCAATAAGCACTGGCAAAGATATGTCCAGACCAGCAGCGCGCGCTGCGGATAATATTGACAAGTTTTCGCGCATGACGCCACAGCAACAGGCAAGCGCGCGCCTTGGCTATGGTGATGACCTTATGGGCAAACTGGAAAACAACCCTGCCCCAACATCGAACAAGGCGAAACCGCTTCTTAGCCCCAAACGGGTGCAAGAGGCTGGCGCGATGGCGGTCAACCCAGAACAGTACGCAGAAAAGCTATCGCGTGAGCAACAGATGTGGGAATTGATGAACCGCGCAACCGGCGGGTCGAAGACTGCGGATAATCTTTCTGATATTGCTTCAATGGACAGAACATCAGGCCCCGTCGTGTCGGCACTTAAAAGCCAAGGCCTGACGAACAAGGCAATTGCGCTTGGGCAGGCTGTTGCGCCATATGCTAAGGGCCAGAACGAGGCAACGCGCGAATTGCTAATCAGGGCGTTGATGTCATCAAATCCAGAGGAATTCTTGCTGCCTGCGGTGCAGTCAAGCGACAACTCTGCATTAAGGCAGGCCGTTTCTGCTGCTT